AACGCCTGCCCGGTAGTCGGACAGAATGCCGGGTGGACGATCTTGTTTTCCTTGCGCACTTCGTCTGCCCTGCCTGCATCCCCATAGAGCCTGTGCGCCACCACCAAGGTCGGCAGCGGCTCGAAGAAGATATAATTCAGCATCTGCGGCAGCGGCAGCGCCGTGGTCACCAGATGATTGCTGATTGCTGCGTGTAAGCCAACCAGCGCCCGGAACGCCGCCGAGTCCATCGCATCGGCTGCGATCTCTTCCGCTTCCGCAAACGGTCCGCTCAATGCCGACTTCAGCACATCAACATCCTGACGGCTGACAAATTGAATGTCCGCGATAATCCGGCCTGCGGTTGCCAGACATAACTGGATATTTGAATCTCGCACCAGTTTGCCACCGAGCAGCTTCGGGGTTTCCGTTGCAAGCTGTCTGCGCACCGCCTCGATGGAGGTCAATGTGCAGCCCGCCTTGAATGTTTTGTCGTAGGCATCGAGCAGCGCATCACCGATTTCGTCGTTCATCAGCATGTGCAACGCATTGACCCGGGCGTAATTAATCGCCGTACGTGCATCGGCACCTGAACGCCCATAGCTCGCCACCGCCGTGAGCAGTGCATCCATGGTGCGCTCGACAATCCCGGCACCCTCAACTGCGTCGCGGCGTTTCATGCCGGGGTCCCGCCATCGGTTGGCGGCGGTACGTCACCAATGGGTCCGGTCTCCAGACCCGGCGGCGGACGAATGCTTTGCGACCCGGCATCGTTGTCCAGATTGTTCTTCGCGGACTCCTGCATGGCATCAGCCGCTTTGCTGATCGCACCCTTGGTGTCCATGACCGAAGCCGGTGAATTCGGATTGATCCCGACTTCCGTGAACATCATGTCAAATACGCAATAGCCGCCCATGCGCTCTTCTTCAGTCAGGCGATAGCGCTGGCAGACGACCCACACGCCGGGCTGCGTCGGCAGTTGCAGCAGGCCCGGGCCTTCTTCTTCAAGCTCGTTGCGCAACAGGTTGCGTGCAATCCGATAATCGCGGTTGAACAAAATCCCTTCGTTGCCGTCCACCGTGCTCGGGAATGAAATGCAATAGCCGCGCACCGAAAACCCGATTGCCTCGCGACCCATATCTTCGGCGTAGGGAAGATTTTTCTTAGGAAACTGGTGCTGCACGATCCGGCGACCACTTTCACGTGCATTGGTCTCGCAATGAAACCGTGCGCCGCGAAACGATGCCGGTGCCAGCGCATCGCGCCAAGGATTGTGGATGTCTGTAATCTTCATGCGACCGCGCCAAAGGTCGAATCAGACGGCCCGCGGGCTGCTGCGTCCATCTGCACTTGCCGGTTGATCTCGACTGTCCTGAATAATCCATCGCCTTCCGCGTCGACCTTGGTGCCGCGTGGCGCGTTCACATCGACCTTGATCTTGCCGCTGCCTTCCACCTTTTGCGCCTCGTTTTGCTTGCGCAACGATTCGCGCGCTTCCAAGATTTCCTGTTTGCGTTTCCATGCTGCGTCGCTCATGCCTTCGAAGTGCATCGGATCGCCAAAACGGCCACCCCATGACAGGCCATGCCGCCATGCCATGTCTTCCACGTCGGTCGGCATGTCGGTCGTGCCGCCACGCCGCATTGGATTACGACCGGGATTGATGTCGACGGCGGCGCCGTAGGCATGCATCGAAAGCCCGCCACCGCCAGCCTTGGCGCGATAATTGTATCCGCCAACGCTATCGATTTTGTAGCCGCGATCGATTAACTCATTGAGGAAACCTTTATAGCGATCGGCAAGAGCCGCATTGACTGTGACGCTCTTGCCATTCTTGAGTTGGATCGTTGTCTGATTGGTCCCAGCCCTTCCCCAGATGCCGGAGGCCGCAGCATTAAATTCGCCCGGATCGCCTTTGCGCGTTTGATAAGTGCGCGCTACACCGCCGCGGTCGCCGCCAGCGCCGGGAGCATCAGCACCGGCACCGACACCAGCCTTCATTCGATCGGCCCACGCTTGATCCTGCTTCTCGATGCCGAAACGCTCGGGATTTGCACCGGGAGATGAATATGTCTGCGGCCCGCCACCGAAACCGACGCCGCCTGATGCATTGCCGGTGGCAAAGCCGGAAATATTTGACCCACCCATGACGTTGCCGAAAACGTCCGAGTAGGATTCCATCTTCTCTTGCGAAATACCCTTTGCGGCCTTGTCGTGCGTCGACTTTGGAAAGTATGAACTGGACAATGTCTCTGAAATTGTCTTGCCACGCGCGGAGGCGCGATTGAGCACGCTTTCAAGGAACGCCTGTTTTGCTTCCGGGCCCTGCCCGCCCACTTCCGCTTCCGCATATGCAAACAGCCGCTTGCGCACCTCTGGATCAGCCAACTCCTTGGCGTGCGCTTGGCGTGCGGCGGCCAGACCGGCGCCAGCCGCAGCGCCACCGCCCATTGGGGGCTCCGCACCAGCCCCACCTCCGGGTTGGCCCGGCTGGCGTGGTATCTCACCCGGCAATCCAGTGGTGCCACCGGGAGCACCGCCGCCGGGGGCAGCAGCGCCGCCGGGTCCGTAAGCGCCACCACCCAATGACGCGCGCTGCAGCAAGCCGCCATAGCCGCCCTGACCGCCCTCACCGCCGCCGTAAAGAATAAGCTCAAGCAGTTCGTTGTTTTTTCGGACCGCTTCAGTGTTGTCTTCGGTTGCTTCTTTTTCGTCGAATGTACCGCCCAGCGGACCGCCGAATGGTGAGTAGCTCATTTTCTGCGGCGTGACCGGACCCTGCTCGATCAGGCGCCTGCGTTCTTCTTTCCAGTTTTGCTGCTGCTGTTGTACTGCATTCGGCGGCTCAACAACCGGCGGCTTCTCCAACAACTCTTTGCGCTGTTGTCCCCACTGCTCCATGTGCTCGACGGACTTGTCCCAGAATTCTCTCTTGAGCCACTGTCCAAAACCGTGATCACTGATGTATTTCAAATTTTCAACGAGATTTTCAACACCTGAAGCAAGTGCATCAACAACGGCATTCATCGCCTTGAACATCCACAGCGGCGCAAACAACAGATCGGTCAATTCACTGATTCCATCCTTCAGCCTGCTCCAGCTTTCACTCAGTTTGTCTGCTTGTTTGATCTTCTCTTCTTCGCGTATACGATCGGCCTCCGACATATTTTCGAGTTTCTTCATCAGCACCATGCGTTCATTTAATTCAAATTCAGCCAAGAACCGGCGCTTCTGCTCGGCTGCGTACTGCTTGCTGCCGGTTGATTCCAGTGCGTTGCGATAAACCTCTTCACCAGCCAAACGTATCGCGTTGAATTTTTCAATATCGTTTCGCCCACGATTGATGGCGTCGAGATACTGATTCATAGTCTCACGATCTTCCGGCGCGGTGTTACCAAGAATCCGCATCCGCAGCGGACTATCCGGTCGCTGCAGATCGGCCTGCGCCTTGGATAATTTGGCAATCGCATCGGCTGCGGTACCAGCATCGATGCCCATGCGGCCAAATTGTCTGACGATGTTGCGGTACGAACTTTCGTCCGCGCCGACCATTCGTGCCGCCTGCGCGGCCTTGTGTAGTTCATCAGTCAGAAACGCTGTCTTGACTGCAGCAATCCCGACATAAGTTGCGAATGCCGCCACCGCAGTGCCGCCGAGCGCAATGCTACCGCCAAAAATCGCGAGCGCGCGTGCAGCGGTGGCGGTCTCAACTCCAGCCGCCTTCATCTCGGCGGTAAACCCTTCAGAAAACCCCTTCGTGATGCTGCCGAGCAGCCGCATCTTACTGCCGAAGGCATCCATTACCGCACCGGCCCGCACCCAGCCGCCGATGAACTCATTCATCTTGCGACCGTCGCCGACCTGATCCTGCAGCGACTTGAGTTGGTCAACCAGCGAGCGGACACCGTGTCCGGTTTGCTCAAAGTGACGTCTGGTGTTCCCAGTCGATTGTTGAACGTCCTGCTGCAGCCTTTGCGAACTCGTGCGGAATCGCTCCATCTGCGCGGACGCATTGTCCTGCAGATTGACGACTAGATTTAATTGTTCTTCTTGTGTCGCCATTGATCCTTACTCTTCAGATGGCATGGGCCGATCGGCCCGTTGCACCTGACCGGTGCGACGCATGTGCGTCTCCAGTTCTGTAACTGACATGGTGAGAAACACGTCAGGGCTGACGTGGTAGTGTCTGGCAAGCCGGTAGCAGTCGAGGATTATTTCGTCTTCGTCGCCTGCTACCATGCTGCCAAATCTGGAAGAAAAAAACGGCGCAAGCGATACGCCACGCTGTTCCAGTCCCGCGGGTCCATCTGCTCGATCATGGGCGGAAGAATCTCCGTCAGCGCCGCCATCATGTACGTCATCTTGCGCTCATCAATCACGATCTCGTTGTCGTTATTGATACGCACCGGATTGCCGTAGCGATTGATGTCGGATGCCTTCGGTTCGCGCAGCGACACCTCGCGAACCTCTTCGCCCCTGTTGTTCTTGATCGGCTTGTAGAGCAGTTTGACCTTGATCGGCCACCGATCGAGATCGAGCGGCGGCAACTCTGCCGGTGATTTTTCAAGCTCCGGTGGCGGGACCGCTTGCTTCTCCGGTGCCTTGGTCTCGACTTTTTCCGGCGCAGGCGCCGGGTCTTCGTCGGGCGGACGCGATGGAGGGGCAGCGGACTGCCCCTCGTGCTGGAAACCTTCGCGTCCTCTGCCGTTCTGGCTCATCTGGCTCATCGTACGTCCTTGTTGTTTTACGTTGCGAGCGCAACCTCTTCACAGGTGACGCCCTCCCAGCGCACGCGCACCTGTCCGTCGCGCGTGTTGTTTTCAAAGCCGCCCTTGCAGACGGCTTGGGTGAGTGTGTACTGCATGCCGTTGGCCAGTTGCGCAATTATTGTCGAGTTCGTCTGCTCAAGCAGATTTTCCAGATAGTAATTGCGTGGCGTCGACATATCACACTCGATGTACGGCACCCTTGGCAATTCTTGGAAACCATGGATGCCGTCCTGTCCTGCGATCATCGTCCGCTCGACTACGCTCGGGCTGACGACGAAGTTGCCGCGTACGAGTACCTGCTCGTCGTTGACGGTGAGGAACGCGATACCGGCGATTCTCTCTGCCATTGCTCAGTCTCCTTTCCGCGTTCTTGAATGCCGTTACGCGACGGTTGCAGCGGATGCTGCGTTGAATGGCGGTTGCGCGGGCCCGATGATCTGGACATCGATTCCGCGGTCGTATTGCAGCCTGAAC